GCGTAGGGTTACGTTACCGTTTAATTTATCCAGTAGGGCTTTACGTACTCTATGTATTACTTCTCGCATTTATATATATTTTTTTAGTTTTTCGTCTAGTCTACCCATTAAACCTTTAAGACCTTCGCGTACGCTAGGAAAAAAATACGGTTGCGGCTGTATATTTACTTGGCGCTTACCTTCGCCTTTAAATAGTTGTTTTATTTCACTATCACTAAAACCTAAAGCTTTAGCGTCTTTAGTATCTATATACCTACCAGTTCCAAACTCTTGGTAAGGCGCGTACTTTTTGTTATACCCTACTTCTGCGGTGTTACCTTTATTAGCTGTATATGCAGACTGCTTTAACTTGCCTTTGTCTACAGGTACGCGTTTAATACTACGTCTTAATATATCGGCAGCCGTTTTACCTATTTCGGTACTAAGTTCCTGGCGCGAAAACCTTTTAAGTTGCTTTAGCTTTTTGTCTAATATAGCCAGGTCCTGTTGGTTTATTTTAGCGTTCATTAGTCTATTTTAGTAGCTGTTAGCGTAGTATAAAAGTCCTGTTCGTGTTCTACTATACTGTTAATTCTGTACTTAGGTCCAGCGCCTTCTATTTGTAGTAAGTCCTGGTCTTGTATTTCGTCTACAGTTTTTTTACGCATTACTAGTTCTATTCCTACAAAGTGCTGGCGCTGTCCGTTTTCGCTTTTTATATTACCGTCTTTATACGTTAAACTAGCCCAGTAGGTAGCTACTACAGCTTCGGTAGAAGTAAAGCCGCCAAACTCGTCGGCTGTTTTAGTTAGCCTTACTACGGCTATTTGTGTATCTAGTTTGCCAGCGTCCATTATACAAACATTGTTTTATAGCTAGTTAAAAGCGCCTTAGTTTCTGTTGGTATTTTATTTAATGTTACGCCTACTTCAAAGTCGCTGCGGTTATCGTATAGCGTGCTTATGAATTGTAGCATAGCGTTCTTTATAAGATCGTCGCTTAGTCCAGCAGTTACGTAAGTTATTTTAACATCTTTAGCGCTACCGCCGTCTAGTTCTATACGTTCGTTATCTAGTCCTTTTACAGTATGCGCAGCTGTATTGCCTTCGGCAGTTACTGTACTTATACTAGCTATAGGACCAAAGGGTATATCTATTAGCGCTTCTGTTTGGCTTAGGTAGTACGTTCTGTTTTTTGCTACTATATCGCGGCTTATGTAGTTTTCGCACCATTCGCGCGCCTGGGTTATCATTCTAGTAATTAAACTATCGTCGGCGCTAGTGTCTATTCTAACGTAGTTTTTAACGTCGCTAGCTGTTAGTAGTTCGGTTCCTGTAGTGCTGTTAATTTTTATTTGACGCATCTTAAAAATAATTTCTGTAAAAATACGAAAAAAAAAGCGCCACTTTTTACAGTAGCGCCCTTAGAGAAACAAATGAAAAAAACAGAAAATTATAAATCTATTAGGGCAAAGTTATTAAAATTGTCTTTATACTTCCCTTGCATTGATAACCTAACGCTTCTTTGTTGATAATTAGGTATAATAAAAAAGCCGTCTAGTACTGTAAAGTAGATAGCGAAAAAATCTACTTCGTCTTTTGTGTAGAAGTCTGTAGTACGCCTTAGTACTATGTGTATGCTGTCGCGGTTAAATTTACGTTCGGCGCTTACGTTCTTTACTTGTATCTTATATAGCTTTAAATCGCGTTCTATAATACAGTCGTAAGGGCTACTATCTAGCAAAGGCATAGATACGTTAAAACCTTCCTGTATAGCTTTTACGCTAAATTTATATTCTGCTAAACAGCCTAGCTGGTTTCGGTCCACTTTGTTTTAAGTTGCTTCCACTAAGCTACAAAAAAAACCCCAGCGGTTAGCCAGGGTTTTCAACAATCTATAAAAATAAAAATGAATAAATCTACACTATTTAACGCCAGTGTAGTGACGCATTACGTTACTAGCTTCTGTAAGCTTTTTTATTACCAGTATTTTCTGGGTTGTCGGTAGCTTATTAAAACTGTCCTGGTCTACCAGGTTTTTAAATTCCTGTAATATACTATTTTTTGTCATAACTTAATACACTTATTCCTAAAACAAACATAAAAAACGTACCTACTACGTCGTCGTATAAAGCTAGGTCGCGCATACCCAGCGCTAATAAACCCCAGCCTAGTATTGGCTTTATATACTTCATAGCCCTACCCATTTGTCAGCGTGCGCGCATAGTTGGCAAAACGTGCATACTAGTCCAAAAGCAGCTACGTATATTATCGTATCGAATATAAAGTTTTCTATCTTGCGTTTCATTGTTTTATTATTTGTTTGGCTAAACTACAAACTAATTTTAAACTATACAAATAATTCTTAAACTTTTTTACAGGGTATAAAAAAACCCCAGTCGTTAAACTAGGGTTTTGTTTAGTGTATAGCGTTATACTACTAGGCAGTTTCTAAGGCTGCTTTATCTACGCTAAAGTCGCCAGTTACAAAGGCGTTAGGTAGATAGTTAGTAAGTGCTACTCTTTCCTGTACTCTTACAGTTACAAAACCGTCGCGTACGTTAGTGCCGTCTTCTTTAAAGAATTCTACACCTACGTTATCACGTACCCATAATTGCGTACCCATTCCGAAGTTACCTACTAAATACTTATCAGAAGTAATAGCTGTATTCAAAATAACAGGTACACCGTTAATACGTGGCTGTAGCCCTTGGTTCCAATCTTTTACTAAGTATTCGTTTTGCGAAGACTTTAGCAATAGAATTTTGTGGAAGTCAGTAGGGTTAATCATAATGTAGTCAGCAGCGTAGTTAGCTAGTGCTAATTGGTTTAACGCTACAGTAAGTACGTCAAATTCGTTAGCGCTTTCAATAGCGTTAGCAAAACCACCAGCAGCAAAAGCTGTAGCATCAGAAATAATACCGCTTAGCTGTGGCGCTACGCCTGTACCATTTAAGATCTGGTTGTCTTCTACTTCTAATAGTTTTTCTGGCGCGCGTGCAGAAAGGTAGCTAGTAAGCTGTGGCGTATCGTTTAGCATCTCCTCAGAAATTCTAAAGTATGTACCAATTTTCTGTACGTTAGCATCAGACGCTGTAAAGTCAAAGTCAGACTGTCCTAGTGTAGAACCTTCTGCTGTTGCAGCAGCACCGTTAGAGTAACCGCTTTCTTTTACGAAGCGTACTACGTCAGACGCAGTAGAACCTTGTGCGATTAGCTGGCGCATATGAACCAAACGTGTAGGGTCATATTTGTAGCCAGGTACGCGGTCAGCTGGTATAACTTCGCCTGTAAAATCGGCTCCTGTAGTCATATCCGCCTTCACTTCGAAACGTGCAGCTTTAGACATTCCGTTACGCATAGCGTCAATAGCACCGCCTTCAATAGCTTCCATTAAAGCGCCTTTAAAAGTTGCTTTTTTGCCAGCTTCAAAGTTCTTTTTATTAGATACTTCTAACGCGTCGATACGTTCGTTAAATTTAGTTGTTAGTGTAGAAATTTCAGACTTTAACATCTCGTCTGCTTTTCCAGTAGCGCTTTCTAGCGCTTGTCCGTAAGCCTTTTCCAATTTAGCGTCGATTACGTCGCCTAATTGGTCTAGGTGTTTTTTAGTATTATCTTCCATTATAGAAAAATTAAAAAAGTTAGTTGTTAAATTTATTTATTAAATACTCGAAAACTTCTTGGCTGTTATCCACTGGCTGCGTGTCAATAGACGGCGCAGTAGCTTTAGAAAATAAACCCTTTAGTTTTAGTAGTTCGGCTTCGATACAGTACCCCATTTCGTCGCTTATATCGCCTTTGCGTACAAGTTTAGCTAGTGTATCGTATCTTTTTAAAATGTTTTCCTGGGCTTTTTCGCCTTTAACGTCTAGTATTTTAGCTTGGTCGTTAGCCGCTAGTGTTACGGCGCTTACTTCGTATAGCTTTACTTCCGTTATTTCGCGGTAGTCCATTTTGTTTTCCTTTTGCATTGGTAGAATACCTACGCTGTTTTCAGTAATTACGCCAGCTTTCATTAGTTCGATAACGTCGTTACCTAGTGTAGTCTTGGCTATTTCAGCTGTAAACATTAAACCTTTGTCGTCTTCTACTAGTTCTACCATTTTACCTAGTGGCTGCGCCATATTGTGCTGGTATAAGTATTTAACGCGGTGTCCGTTTTCTTTGATCGTCTTAGCGTATGCACCAGGGCGTATAATATCGCTGTCGCTATCTTTGTTATTAAAGTAGCTAGCGTACCCTTTTACAATACCTTTTTTTTCGTCAGCGTCTACTAGTTCGCCTAGTGGCGCGCTTTTAAATAAAATACTCATATTAGAATAATTTGTACAAATTTACGGTTTTTTTATTAGTGTTACTTCGCCTTGGTCTGGACCTGTTCCGTCGTCTACAGCTTCTAGTATTAAACCTTCTTTTAGTGCTTTTTTAAGCATATCTATTAAACCTTCGTCGCCTAAATAGCTAAAGAAGTTAAAAGGGTTTTCAGCGTCTGGGTTAGCCGCTTGGTATTTTTCCATTAGTATAAATAGTTCGTCCATTATTTGCTTTTTAAAAGTTCGTCCCAAAGTTTTAAAGTGTCGGCGTATAGTTCTGGGAATAGTTCCTTAAATACAGGGTTACCGCCGTCGTAGAAGTTTTCGCTAGCGTGCGCTAATACTTCCCAGCGCTGGGCGTTTCTACCATATCTACCTTTATAATAAACATTTTTATGACCGCCACCTACTTTGTTTTTAGTAATGGCGCCAAAAAAATCATAAGTAGCGGCTCGTAGTTCGCTATATTCTTGGTCGGTTAGTTTATATTTCTTTTTAAAATAGTCGGCTTTATCTTTATCAAATAAAGTACGTAGCTTCATATTATACTTAAAATGAATATCGCTTTGGCGCCTATCTCTAAAACCAAGTTGTTTTTTAAATTTAGTAAAGTATTTTTCTACTATTGTATTAGAAACTATTTCATAGCTAGACCATTCATTTTTAAAATGTATCTGGTGTCCTATTTCGTGCTTTAAAACCCTTTTAAAGGTGTTACTACCTTTTTTAAATCTTAGCGTTCCTATCTCTATATATGTATTGTCAGCGCTTAAAAAAGCACCGCGATTTGCTTTTAGTCTAATATCTATACTTTGCTTTACGTCTTTTAGTATTTGTAGGTCGCCTACTATATAACCCTGGGCTTCTAATTTCTTTAATTGGTTATACTGGTCTAGTGCTGGGTGGTTAGTACGTTCGAAGTAGTCGCCTAGCGGTTCGCCTTTGCCTTGGTCTGGTCCGCTGTACCTTGGCTTAGGTTTTGGTTTTGTTGCGCCTATAGTAGTGGCTATACTTGCTACGTCTGCTGCTGTTAGTCCACCTGTTAGGTTTTCGCCAGCTAACTGTACGCCTATATTTTCTAAACCTTCTACAGCTACAGCGTCTTCTATAGGTACTGGTATAGGGACGCATCTACAGTTAATTACGTTACTAGCGCTGCCGCGTCTGTCGCCTGGTTCCATTAGTTCTTCGCCCTGTACTATAAAGGGCTGGTCGTATGGTACGGTCTGGCCGTCTGCCCTTGCGTGGCTATCGCGTTCGCGTCCGTCTAGTGCTGTAGACCATTCTTTTTGTAGCTGGTCTTTTGGAAAAACAGTACTAGCGCTTTCTAGTATAGCCTTATTACTTATAGCTGTGGTTTCTGTTCTTATAAAACGTTCAGCTTGGTATTTACTATAGCCGTCGAATTGACGCCTTAATATACGCGCTTGTTCAGCTGCGCCTACAGCCATAAATTCTGGATCGCGGCTTAGTTTAGTTGTAAGGGCTATAAGGGTTTTTAACGCTGTACCCTGTACTAGTGTTACGTTAGTTTTAGCTACCGCAGCGCCATAGCTAGCAAAACTTGTACGCCATTGGTTTTGGTATTGGTCGGCGCTTTGCTTCTTTACAAACTTCTTATAGTTCTTAAAATACCAGTTAGCAAAATGTAGTCCAGTTTCTTCGTAGTATTCTTCG